GGTCAGCGCCAGATATTCGCAGGACGTCGCCGCCGGCGGCGACACGGTGGCGGCGCTCTTGGTGAGGCCGAGACCCGGCATCAGATCGGTTGTGCCGGTGAACACCGCCTGCAAGGGCAAGAGCGTCGGCGCGCTCGACAGATTGGGCCCGACGCCCGAGACGTTGAGCGGATACCAGACCCCGCCAAGCTGCACCTGGAAGGTCAGCGAACAGGCGGAGGGCACTTCGGCCTCGCTCAAAATATCAATCGCCGATATGCCGCCCGACAGGCTGAGCGACGCCAGCTGGATCGCGACCTGCGTCGCGGCGAACGAGGCGTAATACAGCTTCATCCGCAGGACGCGGGTCGTGTCGAGAATGAAGGTCTGCGTCGAGTCGCAATAGAAATAGTTGCCCTGCAACACGCCGAAGTCTGATGTCGACATCGCCATGTAATGCTGGCCGGCAGTGGTCGCGACGATCGCATAGCGCACGCCGCCGGAGAGGAAGGTTGGCGGGATCGGCACGACGGTTTCGACCAGAGTCGGCAGGCCCAGGCCGCTCGACAGCGAGCCGGCCTTGAGGTTGCCGGCGGGAATGCTGAACGACGAAACGACGTTGGTTAGATCCGGGCGGTTGCTGGCGTCGACCTGGCAGATCTTGACGTCGACGTCGCCGGTGTTGGCGATGCGGGTGAAAAACAGCCCGATCTGCGTCAGCCAGCCGTCCTGCGCGTTGAGAAAGGTCTGCGCGAACTGCTGGCCCGAGACGTTGACGGTCGAGGTGACGCGATTCCAATAGGGCTGCGAGTAATAATCCTCCCAGAACAGATTGCGGCGCGCGCCGTCATAGAGACCGGACACCGATTGCGGATCGCTCGGATTGACGGTCTCGATGTAATTGGCGACCGACAGAGCGCCGAAACTCTCAGCGGCGAAAGCCAGCGTCGAGGCGACCGGGTCGAAATTGCCGATATTCCACCAATCGCTCGAGCCGCCGGGCAGAAACGGGCCGCCGCAACGATGGCGGCGACGGCGGCGGGTCAACAAAGTGCAGCCGCGCGCCGACTGGTAGGACAGCGTCGAGATCTGCAACTCGTTGGCGTAACCCTGGCAGGCGACGCGCAGCTTCGACGTATAGGCCGGGATCATATAGCCCGAATTGACCGCCGCGTTCGGGTCGAGCGGATTGAGCAACGCAAGCGCCGCGGTCGAGGTCGCGCCGCCGGCCGGAAAGCGCACACCCTCGTTGATGACCGCCGTGAACGCGCCGTTGGTGACGTCGCTGCCGCCCGAGTCGAGGAAATAATTGCGGCCGTAGAAAATATAGGCCGCCGGCTGCGAGACCTTGATGGCGAGGCCCGCGACCTGCGCGGCGATGCCCGCCACCTGATTGGCGAGATTGTTGAGCATCGTCGTCAGGTTGAGCACCGCAAGGCTGGTCGCATAGCCGGCGAGCGCCGCCCGAAGTCCGGCCAGGCCGGTGGTCAGGCCGCCGACCGTGCCGTTGACCTGCACCTGCCAGGCGTCGAGCGCGGCGACCGCCGCGTCGGTTTCCGCCAGGTTCGGCATTTGCGTGTCGGTAAATTGCACGATCTGCGAAATGCCGGTCGTGGTCAGCAGCACATAGCCGATGACGACCACCGTCGAGGTCGTGGTCGGATAGGAAGGCTGCGGCGCTTCGGCGCCGGCGATGGTGTTGAGCACGACGACGCGCGAATCTTCCATCGCGACGCTCTGCGGCTGCGTCGCGCCGGTGGTCGCGTCGGTTAGAAAATCTCGCGGCTGCACATTGGTCTGCACGTCATTGCCGTTGGCGACCAGCGCCACCCATTTCTGCGTCACCACCGGCAGCTGCGAGAACAGATCGATGGTGACCGGGCTCGGCGAATTGTAGGAAGCGCCGGCGACATAGAGGTTGCCCGGCGCGATCGTCACCTGCGTCGCCGCGGCCTGGCTGAGCCCGAACCCGGCATAATACGAGCCATCAGCGACCATGTCGCCCACCAGCCCGTCGAACGTCGCGCGCGCGTAAGTCTGAATGTTGTTCAGATCGGCGCTGTCGAGCTCCTGATTGTCGCGGAAAATCACCATATTCTGCATGGCGCGGATCCTGTCTTAAGAGGGGAATTTCAGGGCTCGGCCCGCGTCCAGCCGCCGACGGAGACCGAACCGACGGTCTTCAGGTCGGAGGGCTGGATCGGCCGCAACGTCTTGGTCTTGACGAGGATCTGGTCGCGCGCGCTCATCGAGACGCGGATCGCCGCCAAAGCGTCGGAAATCTGTTGCGCGGTCTGCTGCGGCGAGCGCAGGCAGCCGTGCACATAGCGCCAGACCTCGCGCGGCCCGGCGACCCCGGCGATATCGACCTGCAGTTCCGCCGTGTAGGGCGGCATGCCGAGCCGGGTCCAGTTGAGAAACGTCGACGCCTTGCGCGATTGCGGCACGCGGGTCGGGTCGAACAGATACCAGAGCTGATAAATGTAGCGCCAGGCGACCGAGGCCGGCGTGAACGACGCATTGAGAAACGCGCCCTTGCCGGGGAATTTCTGACCTTTGAGCGCCACATGCGGCTCCGCCACATCGGTCGGGGTCACGTCGATCAGCCCGAGCCCCGGCGAGGCCGTCTGGATCGTCACCCGCGGCGCGGTGAAGCTGTAATCCGTCGTGACGGGCACGCGAATGACCGAGGAGGGGTCGAACGGCGAACCAAAGCATTTCTTGTCGAGATACGCCGCGCCTGGAAAAATCTGCCGCGAGCCGATCGCCGGCAGCGTGATCTCGTCATAGGTCGTCGCCGAGACAGAGCCGATATCCTGCGACGTGACGGTGCGTACCGTCAGATTGGTGGTCACGCCGCGGTCGACGATCTCCGCGGTGCGCGTATAGCGCTCCTCGACCTGCGTCGCCGCCGGATACATCTTGCCGACGAACGCCTGGGCGAAGCCATAGGCGACATTGGCGAAGGTCGCGTATTTGTTGGTCAGGCCGGCGACATAGGGCAGCACCCGCAGTTGCGGGAACAGGGCGAGATAGGCGGCGCGCTGCGCGTCCGTCATCGCCGGCGACAGATAGGTCTTGCCCGGCGGCCGGATCGCCGCCACGACCGTCGTATTGACCAGGCCGAGATAGGCCTTGAGGCCGCCCAGCGTGCCCTTCAGGCGCTTGCGGCGGATCTCGGTGGCGATCACCCAGCGCTTTTCGGCCTCCGACCAGTCGGGGTTCCAGATATCGACGCTATAGTGCCAGGCGAGCCAGGGCAGCAGTTGCGCGGGGATCGTGTAGGGGTCGATCGCCGATTTGACGAGACCGGGATCGAGCCCCGGAAACCGCGCCGTTCCCGTCGCTTCGGCCGCCTGCTCCCAGGGCGTGGAATTGTTGGGCAGCAAAGTCGCCGGCATCTCAGCTCACCCGATTAGGGGCGATGTTGAGGCTGATGCCCGTCACGTTGAATACGCTCGAGGCGTCGATCGCGACATCGGCCGGCGGCGAGGTCAGATTGACCGACTTGACGCCGCCCTGCTGTAGCGCCGCGATGATCGCCGAGCGCGCCAGCGTGAAGCCGAGCTTCCGGCTGGCAGTCAGGAACGTGTTGAGCGCCGTGGTCTGCGAGGCTTGCACCGTCGCCTGATCGGGGCCCGGAAACAGTTCGGAAATCGCCGTAATGGCGACGTTGACGATGCCCGGTCCAGTGACCGCGACGACATCGGTGAGCGGCTTGGAATCGTCGGTCGCGAAGAACTGCGCGAGCGTCTGCAGATCGGCCGCCGGCGGGACCGGGTTCGGGGCCGGATAGAGCACGGCGACCCGGACCGTTCCCGGCGTCGTCATGACGGCCGAGGCGTCGACCGCGGTCGGCAGGATCGTGCGCGCCCAATATTCATAGCCGCCGGTCGGCCCGGCGTTCGAAAACGCATCGGGCGCGAGATGGATGCGCTGCTGATAGGCGCCGTCGCTCTCGCCGGCATTGCGCGGCGTATCGAACGGCGCGCCGATATTGTCGAGATTGGAGCCCCACGAGGACGGCAGCAGGACGGCCCTGACCGCATCGTTGATGCGGGCGCGCAGGTTGAGCTCGCGATAGGCGTAGGCTTCGACCAGAGCCACGAACGGATCGCTCTCGAGCACGTTGACATTGTAGGCGACGCCGTTCGCGTTCATGCGCGCGACGCCATCCGCCAGGATCGCTGAACGCAGCGTCTCGAAACTCAGCGTCTCGAGCGCGTCCGGGGCCGGGATCTGCGTCAGATCGATGGCGTTGAAGCGCTCCGTCACAGCACCACCGTGACGGTCTCGGCGACCGTGAAGTCTCCGACCAGGGCGAGCGGCCTGTATTGTCCCGTAATCTGCACGCCGAACCGCCCTTGCCCGAGCTGGGACGCGGAATTATCCGCGCTTGGATATTGGATCGAGGACACCTTGAAGCGCGGCTCCCACAGCTCGACCGCGACGACGATCGCCATGTAAAAGCGGATCAGCAGCGGCGGCGTCAGCGGCTGGCCCAACAGTTTCGGGATCGCCGAACCGAAGGTGCGCCGCATGACCCGCGACGAAAGCCGCGTCGTGAAGATGACGTCGAGCGATTGGCGGACATGAGCGAAATCGCTGAGCGGCGCGCCGGTGAATCGATTTACGCCGGTGGTGGTGGGCATCGTCAGTCACACACGAATTGAGGGGCGGTGCCGATCGGGATCGCGCCGCAGCCCGTCACGCTGCCGCCCGCGCCATCGCCGCGCGCGACCAACTGGCCGCCGGACTTGAACGCCGGCGAACCTGTGACAATCGGCGTCACGCCGTGGTTCGGAATCGGACAACTGTGCAAAGAGCCCACGACGCAGACCTCGATGCCGCCGGCGACGTGCTGACTGCCCGCCGTGATCATGACCCCGCCGTGATTTGATTGATCGCCGAGGCGCACGACGGGCCAGCTCATACGAGAGCCTCAACTGTTGACGTCGACATTGCCGTTCAACTTGATGTTGGCGGCGGTGATCGTCAGATTTCCGTCGCTGATCGTGAAGCTCGCCCCGCCGACCGAAATCGTGCGCGACGAGGCCGTCGTGACATCCTTGGTCGAGCCACGCGTCACGACGTCCGACGCCGGATCGGTCGAGGGCGAGGGCTGCTGATCGTACCAGCCGTGAGGCACGATGAACCCCTGCGAGAAGTCCTGCGATCCGTCGGGGTTGATGACCGCCATCTGCTGCCCGACGCTGGGCGGCGAATGTTCCTTGCGCGCGCCCGCCACCTGCGAATAGGGCAACCACGGCGATTTGATCGGTCCGCCGTCGTCGTCGAGGCCGATCTGCACGCGCGCCAACCCCTGCGTCGCGTCGACATCCGTAACGGTCCCTTTGCGCACCATGCGCTCGATGCGCGCCGACAGGTCGGCGTGGCGCTGCTCGACATGCACCAGCCTGTCGATCGTCTGCTGGAACCGCCGGTCGATGGCGCGGACCATCTCGTCAAGCGCGTCGAGCATCAGAGATCCGGCAGCGGACTGACCGCATAAGTCTCACTCTCGATGATCGCCTGGCCGGGGCCCATATCGAGCGCCGGCGTCGAAATATCGAGCGGTCCGAGGCCGATCGCCTGGATCGCGTCGTCGCTCGCGCCGAGCAGGCCCATGTCGACCTGCCAGTCGGGCAGCGCCGACGGCGACCCCTGGATCTGCGCCGCGAACAGGCTGGCCAGCGAGGCGACCTCGGCGCTGTCGGCCTGCATCGCCGTCACGAGGTCCGCCCAGACGCCGCAGGGCGCGACGCCGATCGGCGGCTCCGCCAGCGTCTCGCAGTGCAGCTCGACGACCTGCACCGCCACCCTTTGCCCCTTGTCGAGTTCATAGAGATCACGCGCCGCGTCGATCGCGTGAATGCGCAGCCGAAACTGCCGCCAGAGTTGGGCCCAGGGCGAAATATCCATATCCGTGAGCAGCACGACCTCGATCTGCCGCCACAGCAGCGCGAAGAGGAGCGCCTGCCCGGCCTCGCTGTCGAACGACACGCCGGCGGCCACGGCTTTCGCGGGCAAAAAACATTCGAACCGCAAGCGAGCGTCGCCCGCGCCGTTGAGAATATCGCCGCCGGCGACTTCGGCGCGGCCGCGCGCGCAATAGACGCAGATCAGCGGCGCAGTGACCGTGACCGGCGTCGATGGCTCGAACTGCACATTCGCGCCTGCCCAGGTTCGCCCCTTGATGGCGCGCGCCGCCGTGAAGCCGAGCGCGAAGGCGGAAAGGCCGCTCACGACTTTTGCGCCAGCTGGAACACAATGCGCCCGAGTCCGTCGGGCTCGGCGCTGACGACCTCGTACACCGGCGACCCGGGCCGCGTCGTCGCGGTGATCTGCGTGCCTTTCTGCGGCAGCGGCCGACCATCGCCGAACTGCGACAGCGCGAATTCCGCGACCGGCTTCACCGTCTCGACCTCGCTGCGCGCCCCGCTCCGTGTTCCCGCGCCATCGACGACGACGCCCTGCACGTCGAGCACGCCGACCGCCGTGAACGCGGCATTGTCCGGATCCGCGACGCCCGAGACGAACTCGCCGGGAAGCCAAGGCGTGATCAGCAGGGACTCGCCCATGACGGCGTCGACAGCAGCGTCGGCGACGAGCGCTAGATTGAGGAAGAGGCTCACCTGACCAGCACCTTGAACGAGCGGCTCAATTGCGTCCCCTCGTTAAACGTCACGGTCAGCGCGACGATCGAATAGGCGTAGTTGAGACCGCCCGAGAGCTGCACGCTCTGCACGAACCCCACCACGCCCCCATCGACCGCCGTCACGCCCGCCGTGCCGATCGTGATGAAATCGGAATCGCCGAAGCCGCCGATCGCGGCGTCGGGGATATCGAGATCGACCGCGATCGAATGCGAGACGATGCTCGTCGCCCCCTGGGTGAGGGGCAAAAACCGCGTCCAGTCGCATGCGACTGTGATGACGTCCTGCGGCGTTTTGCGCGCCGTAGGGAAGCCGAGAATCACGCCGCGCGCGCCGCCCGGCGCTCGCGCTCGGAATCGACAAGAAAGCGAGCGACCTTATCGCGCTGCGTCGAAGCTTCCTTGGTGGAGGCGGCCTCGACTTCGGCCTTGCGCCTCTGCCATGTGGCGTCGTCCTCGCCCTCCCAGGCCTCACGGACGTGCGGCGTGCCCAGAATCGGCACGCCAGGCCCCTTGCCGGCGTCGAACAGTTCGGCGAAACCCTGCGTAACGAGCTTGCCGGCGACGTGGTCGGGAACACCGGCAACGTCGCCTTCGTTCATCACACCGTTCGACGTGCGGTCGGATCTCAGATAGCGGACAAGCTTGGTCACGAAAGATCTCCTCGGATCAGAATTGCAGACGTCGCCAGCCCTGCGCCGGCGCGGGATCAGACCGCGGGGTGTTCGGACGTGCCGCCGAGCACCATGACGCCGATGATCGGAATCGACGGGCTAGAGCCGCCGGTCAGCGTCGGCGTGACGGCGAGCCGGACGAACTGCTGCGCGCCCTCGAGATTGACGTTGGCCGACACCTGCGACGAAGCCGCAATGTTGGTGATCAGCCCATGGCCGAGGAGATCGGTGAACGCCGTCCAGGGTCCCGAACTCGCGGGCGCGTGCTCCACCTGGCAGGCGACCGACACGGCGCTCGGGCTGCCGGCCGCCGCCCCGAGATAGAGCGAGACCTGCGCGCTCTTGTAGGCGTAGCCGGGGCCGACGATCTGGGTCGCGGTTCCGTCAACCTCGGACGAGGTTGCGGAATTGCTGAAATCGTCGACGACGGTTTTGATATATTCGCCGATATTGTTGAAGAAAGGCAGCATGGCTGGAGACTCCCGCCGGGTTGAAAGATCAGCGCGCCGCTTGCCGCCGCGCGCCGGGGATGGAGGAAGCGGAAACGCCGCTCAGTTGCCGTAGGGGACGCTGGTCAGCACGGCCGCCGAGGCCGTGTGCTTGATGTTGCAGTCGTGCTCGGCGATGATGCGGATCACGGTCTCATCGCGATCAAAGGCCGAGTTGGTCAGGGTCGTGCCGTCGGACGAATAGGACGCGTCCTGCGAGGCGTCGATCATGAGGCCCGGCACGTCGGCGATGATGAATTCGTCCATGTCGACGAGATAGATTTCCGAATAGTTGGACGAGCCGCCGAGGTTGTTCGGGATCGACTGCGTCCAGTAATAGGGGATACCGCGGAACCTCCCGCGATCCATTTCGTCGCGGAACAGGAAGCCGCCGACGCTATCGCGCGCGTCGTACAGCCAATTTTTCGTCTTGGCGCTCCAGAACCACGCCGGATTTTTCATCGGGATATAGGCGTTTTCGAGCGCGGTCACCATGCCCTGCAGGTCGGCGATCGCGGTCGTCACCGAATAGGACGAGGTGGTCGCAGTCAGGATATTCGCGGAGGCGGCGAGATAGCGAATGCCCTTCGGGCTGTAGACCGAGCCGGCGCTGCGCAGAAAATTCTGATCTTCGAGCACCGCGAGCTGCTGCACGAGGTCGTCGCGCACGATCATGTCCGCGCTCGACTGCGCGAAGCGGATCAGGTCATTGGAGATCGGGACGATCGCCTTCGCCTTCTTGGCCGAGAAGTTGATCTCGCCGAATGTCTCTTGCGTATAGGCGGTGCTCTGCCCCTCGCCGACATAGCCGACCGTCGCGCCGGAATTCTGCCGTCCGATGGTCAGATTGCCGCGCGGGATCGAAATCTGCCGCGAAGCCGGCGTGGCTCGCCGCACCACGGTGCGCGGGCGCAACAGGTCGATAAGTTCCGACGACAATTCGATCGGGATCATATAGCCGCCGCTCGCCCCGACCGACGCCTGCAACGCGCGGGTCGAGACCGCGTCAGCGCCGAAGCGCCGGGCGCAGATATCTACAGGGCTGGCGCCAAGCCGCCGGGCCGCCGCGATAGCGAGCACCATCTGCGCGGCGCGCTGCCCGGGCTCAGGCGTCTTCAGCGCGGAGGCCGGAAGAATCCACGGCGATCCACGCTCGTCGCGGCTGACGTTGACCGAATTGGCCGGGCCGCCAGCGGCGGTCTCGGCTTTCGCCTTCGCGTCGATCGCGGCCGCGCGCACGGCGTCCAGCGACGCGCCGGCCGAAATATGCGTGTTCGCGAATTCGACGCCAAGGCCGAGCCGCGTGGCGATGTCCTGGATCGCTTCGCGGCGATCCATTTCGGTTTTCACGCCGGCGGCGACGGCGGCGTCGATGGCCCGCTGGTCAAGGGCGGGAGCGGCGCGGGTTTCAACAGCGGCGGCCGCCGCCTCGCTTTCAGTCGTCATGTGCTTGTCCTCTTTTGCGGGCGGCGCCCGGTTGATCGTTACGCTGCGAAAACCCGCCTGCGGATCGGCCGGGATAGGAACCGCGCTGAGCTCGTGCGGCTCCCAATCGGTCGCACGGCGCGTCGGCGGCGAGGTCGTGTTGTCGACCGCGAATTTGTGGGTGATGTAGCCAATCGAGACGTGCCGGAGCACGCCGTCCTTCATGTCCTGATAGGCCCGGTCGCCGGACTCGGAGCGGCTGAATTTCACCTTGCCGCGCAGCTCGCCGCCCTCGATGCGGGCCGAGCCGGGCACGACCGCGCCGAGCATGGCTTGCGTGCCGCCCCAATAGCGGTGCGAATCGAGCAGCGGCGCGCCGCGGTTGAGTCGATCGAGACGCACCGCGCCACGGTCCAGGGACAGCGCCTCGATGTAATCGCCCTCGTAATCCGAACGATTGACCGGCGCGCCCGTCGACATGACGACGTCGACCGTCCGCTCGTCGTCGTCGACCGTCTGCGGCGTCGGCGACGCGAAGCTCGCCAGTCGCGTGTTCAGCGTGATGTCGGACGCGCGGGGGGCTGCTTCGGCCGCGGCCTCGGTTTCTTCTGTCATCGGTTTTCCTCGCAAATGGCCGCTATTGATCGCTGGTCGCGCCAGGGGGCGGTGTTACGGTCGGCGACCCCGCCTTGGCGCTCTGCGTAGGATCGGCGTCGGACATCACGCCGGCGGCGACGAGCGCCTTGTGCCAGGCGATGTGATCGGCGAGCACGACGTCGGGGTCGAAGCCGCGCCGTCGGATCGCTTCCTGCGGAGGCATCAGGAACGCCCTGACCGCCGAAATGTCGCCATCGGTTTCCTTGACCGGATCGACGCTCTCGAATTTCGGCGTCGTGAACTCGACCCCGTAAGTCTCGCGGGGCGGCAGCTTGCCCGCGACGATGGCGCGATCGATGAACGCCCGCCACACCGGCTTCAGGCCCATCGGAATGACGACAAGCCATTGCAGCACTTCGACCAGCCGTCGAAATTCGTTGAGCCCGGCCTTGATCGACGAATAGTTGACGCGCGACAGGTCGCCCGTCATCAGTTCGTAGGTTATGCCCCAGGAGGCGGCGAGCGACTGCAGGTCGACCCGCATTGCCTCGTGATAACCGCCGGCCGTGGCCGGTTGGGTGAACTTGATATCCTTGGATCCACGCGCGATCGCGATCAGGCCGGGCTCGAACTGCTCGATTCTATTGCCCGCGTAGTCCGTGACCATGGGCGCGATGCCCTCTTGCGATTCCTCGTCCGCGCCGATCACGATCGCCGCCACGCAGGCCTCGATCCGCTTCCTGACCCGCTCCGCCTCCTGGTAGGTCTTGATGTTGCGGGCGTCGATCAAGCCCGGCGTCAACCAGGGCACGCCGCGCACCTGTCCGATGCGGAGCGGCTCGTAGAGGTGCAGGACGTCCTTGGCGTCGATCCGGTCGCTGACGTAGCTCTGCGGGATCGTATAGATCATCTCGCCGGGATGCTGGCGAAACAGCCAATAGGCGATCCGCTTGCCGTCGTCGTTGACCTCTACGCCGAGATGCGAGTGCCCATGCCCCTGAACATCGCCATTCTTGCGGTGATCGAGGTAATCGCCCTCGAGCAGTTGCAACTCGAGCGGAACGCCTGCCCCGTCATTCCGGGTGCGCAGCCGGATCAGGGTCTCGCCGCCCTCCAGCATGCTGCGAATGGCGAGCCGCTGTAGGCCGTACAAATCGAGTTGCGACCCAAAATCGCACTCGTCGACAAACCGCTTCCAGAGTTCGTTGACGCGGGCGTCGAGCCGTTTGTTGCCCGAGCGAGACATGGCCACGATGCCGGTGCCGACAGCGTTGTCGGTCAACACGCGCAGCGCCTTCGACGCGAAGCCGTTGTTTCGGACCAGGTCGCGCGACCGGTTGCGAAGATTGACGAACCCGCCATAGACCTCAGCGTCTGCCGAGGTCGAACCGGCCATCCACCCCCAGGTGTCGCGGCTGGTGCGCGCCCCGTCGTACCAGCGTTTCTCCAGATCGCGCCGGACATCGCGCGCGGCGAGCGCGCGCACCCGGGCGAGCTCAGCCACCGCCGCCGCTCGAGAGGAAAACAGGCCCGCGACCCGATCGAACAGTCCCATGATCAGCTGCGGAAAAACACGGAGCGATGGGCGAGCGGACGCTCGACGTCGGCCGTCTGCTGCTCGAGCTCCCGCATCATCCGGTCGCGCAAGGAAAGCATGACCTCGATCGAGGCGTAACGGACGCGCTTGCCGTTGTGCACGACCTCGGTGACCCCCTGCGCGATCGCATTGGTCAGCGCATCGATCTGGGTCTGGGTGAAAGTGCTCATAACCAACCTTTGCGTCTGCCGCCGAGATAGCCGGCGGGGGCCGGCGGGGCGCGCGCCGGCGCGGGCGTCGGGGCTTCGACCGGCGGCGCCGGGGCCTGAGGCGCGGCCGCCTCCGGCGCGAACAGGTCGCGCGCTCCGTCGATGATTTCGTGACGCTCGGCGAGGATCTCGGCCCAGCGCGACGGCGGGAACCTGTCGACCCCGAGCCCGTTGGGATGCGCGCCGAACGCGCCGGCGCGGGCGTAGACGGCGAGATCGAGCGCCTCGTTGCGCGGCCGGATTTTCTTCCACTCTTTGACCACCATGCCGTCGCGCTTTTCGCGCGGCACGAGCACCTCGGCGGTCATTTGTTCGAGATAGACTTCGTCCGCGATGTCTTTCGTTAGCCTCAGGCCGCCGATCAACGGCTTGTCGGTTTCGATGCATTTCAGCGCGTGGCTGAGCCAGATTTTCAGATCGAACGTGCCGACGAAATAGATCGGCACGCGGAACAGCAGCCGATTGAAGCGATTCTTGACCTCGAACCGTCGCGGCGTCGAAAGAGGCATCGCCGAACGGTCGGAGGAGCCTTTGATGCCGCGCCAGCGGGCCTTTTTGTGCACGAACGCATAGGCGCGCTGCGTAAAATGGCCGCCGGTGTCGATCAGCGCCACGTCGGCGGCGAAACCCTTTCCTCCGGCATGCGGCCAGAGCCGTTTCGCCAGAGCGTCGAGTTCGTCCCAGGGGCCGTCCTCGTGTAGATCTCCGGCGATTTCGCCGGCCGCGATCAAGGTCTGCTCGACCGCCGCGCCGCCCGACGCGGGCCCGAAGCCCCACAAAGCCCACTCGAAGCGGTCATCCTGAGTATCGACCGCGAGCACCAGGCGGCCGACCCAAGGCGGCACGACATTGCGGGCGTAATCCTCGATGCGAATGGCGATTCGGGCCGGA